CAAGATTTACCAAAAGACCAGCAGAATTATGTACCAATAGGACCAGAAGCGACAGGTAGATTAATTTATAATCAGAATCCACAGCATTCTGATTTAACATATGATATTGGAACAACGGCTACTATAATAGATAAAGATGCACAAGTGCCTAGACCTTATACAGGAGTCAAAATATGGGAGCCAGTCTATAATGCAAAGGCGCAATTAATTGACGACGAATTGGCTTACCAATATGCAGCCGAACCTGAACAATATAGGTCAACACCTGCGTATAAGCCGACGCTAACCGCCACTGGACTATTCTATGATATTGGGCCGACGGCGGCGAATTCGTATTTAAATTAACAATTATAATATATATATTTTAACTTAAAGACCCAATTATAATATATATTTTTTAACTTAAAGAAAATATAAATTGTTGTTGAACATTTTTCACAAAGTTATGAAACAAAAGGATGGTTTGACTCTTAGCTTCGCAAAATCTTTTCAAAGATGGAATTATGTTGCATACATTAGTCCCACATTGCCTCCAACAAAGTTCACAATATTAATGCGCTCTTCAAACAATGTTAGATTGAAATTGTAGTCATAGATGCGCCATGTAGGTTTATTTACGCCAATAATTTCTCCAGTTTGGGGGTCACAAATGCTGAGACTTTGCGCTAAAGGGTCTAGAGGCGGAATAATCGTATTGAACTCTAATTCTATTTGACTGAAACGATTCATATTTATTGCCCCTGATGGCTGTAAATCTGAATTATTAGAATTAATCCCAAAATTGTAACAATATATTCCAGGAGGAGCATTACCACTAGTCCTTGTATATTTTTCAATATAATTATAGATACCAGCAGGTTGTGTATTTTCTCTATAAGACCCATCAAGCAGAATACCCATTTGAACCAATATCAATTTGTCATTTTCTGGCGAATAATTTGATGTAATTAGCAGACCAGTTAGACTACCATTTGGATTAACTCCAGGTCCAATATAAACAGGAATTAAAGCGCCTGTAGAATCCGTTCTGTAAATAAGATAATCCCCAGCTGCCGATGCTTGGACTACATCTAGTGGCATATAATTGTAAGGCCAATTCGTATAATTAGACCACTCATTTCTTAAATTAATATCGCTTCTTTGAAAATAGAACATCCAATTGGATATCATTCCTAGTGAATCTAATGACACTTTATTTGCACCAGTAACATTGAAAAACTGTTGCTCATGAACTTGTTTAATTAAATATTTCTGCTCTTCTAAAGCAAATAGTCGCGTTTCCTCGTTTGATAAGAAGCAATATGTACAATTTAAATGAACATCGGCATTCCATAATGTTCTAGTATCAGTATATGATGTAATACCAAGTTCAATATCAGGTGGCGGTTGTAAGAAGCGATAAAATTGCATATACCATGAATTAAAGTTGGGGGCTATATATGGATAATTATAAAAAGAATCAAATACATCACGAATCTGAAATAATTCATTTATTGGACGCATCGTGATGACAATATGCAGCTCATTATATTGTAGCGCTGTCAATGGAAATGCCATTTGAGATTTGAGCCCAAACCAATTATTTAATGGAATATATAAAACTTGCCCGCGAATAGATGGTTCAGGGCCTGCTAAATCAGTTGTATAAAACGCATTTGGATATGAATTGACGCGTGAACCGGCATTACCAGGGTCATTTAATTCGGCAGTATTACCTGACATAGTATCAAATAGCCCTTTTTTGTCTGTAGAAAAATCGCGCTGAACTGCTGACAATAAATAGTCGCCTGAGTATTCTTGTAGTGTATAGTTACCGCAAGTAATGCTAATTTTTGAAATCATTTTGGCTCCTAAATTCTCAATCCATTTGAATTCATATGGAGCCCATTGCTGAACCGTAGCATCTTTTTGAGGCGGCAGAATTGGACTCCAAATGTTTGGTAATACAACGGACATATAACAATCCATAAGTAGGTCTGCATATCTAGGTATTTTAAAGGTAAATGTTGATTCTTCTTGTAGGCGCAATGTTTTAGAACCTTCAAAATCAACTCGGAATTTTTGCAGACCGAAATTGGTATATTGAGCATATGTAGATTTAAAAAATGTTTTAGACGGATTCCCATTTAGAATAATATTTTGTTGACCAACAGATACAAGATTCATAAGACCTCCAGGCATTTAATTGTTATAATACTAACATATTATTTTTTTAACTAATAATAATACAATTATATAATAATTGTTTTGTATAAATTATTTATACAATAATATATAAAAGATGGAAACAAATGCACAAACACCAAATGTATCAGTAGACGGAATAAAAAATACTATAACAGGTGGTTTAAATAATTTAAAACAGATGCAGGATTCTACAGCTATTACATTAATAACAATGCTTACATTTACTGTAATTATAATCGCCTTTTTATATTACTTCTATTATACAGGCACCGGTAATTTTGGAGGTATAGCAATAATTATAATATTATCAGTAATGTTTAGCGTTTTAGGTCAGGCAATGCTAGATAAAGTAGGTGCCCTAATCGGTGGCGCTCTTGGATTAATAGTAGGTATTGCAATATATGTAAATATGGCTAATAACATGGTCACGCGAGAATGTTCGCTAATGGATACTGTATATGGAGCCCTAAATACCAATATTATATCTATTAAACCATCTAGACAAGAATCCCAATATAGTTTAAGAGACTACTATATTAAATCGGCCTACAATTGCTGCAGTGGTGGAAATTATAAAAATGATTATGTCACTATGTGTACATTGAAAGACTTATTAAAACAAGGTGTAAGAGGTCTAGATTTTGAGATTTATTCTATTGATGACCAACCAGTAGTTGCAACAAGCACAGCAGACAATTATTGTGTAAAAGAAACATTTAATTATATTAATTTTAGCGATGTAATGAAGACAATTGCCGACAATGCATTTTCATCCTCTGGTGCTCCTAATCCAGGTGATCCGATTATTTTTCATTTGCGCATCAAGAGTGAAAATCAAAAGATGTATCAAAATTTTGCGAAGATTTTGGAGCAATATAATGATTTGTTAATGGGTAAATCGTATAGTTATGAGAATTCTAAAAACAACCTCGTTACCAATTTTGGCGCGACTAAATTGACGGAACTAATGGGTAATATTTCTATTATTGTGGATAGAAGTAATTTAGCATTTTTGGAATGTAAAGAGTTTTATGAATATGTTAATATGACAAGTAATTCAATATTTATGAGGGAATTGACATATGACGACATACAACATACTCCTGATGTTACAGAATTGATTGAATATAATAAATTATGTATGACAATCGGAATTCCAAATAAGGGAGCGAATCCTGCTAACCCTAGTTCAGTTGTAATGAGGGAGACTGGGTGTCAAATGCTTGCAATGAGATATCAAAATATAGAGGCAAATGTAGAGGAAAATGATGCATTCTTTAATGAGAAAAATAGTGCATTTGTTTTGAAGCCAGATAAGCTACGATACCAAGTGGTTGTTATTGAATCACCTCCGCCACAAGACCCCAAATTGTCTTATGCAACGCGAACTGTTAGTTCTGAGTATTATAATTTTAATATTTAGATTTTTTCAAGAATTTATTTAAGATTTTATTATCATTATATATTAAGAAATATATAATGAAAAAGGAAATATGCGACAAGAATATGAAATTTGAAGATTGTGAATTAGCAATCCTTCGTACTGCGGTGGATAAAGCTGAAGAACGTCAAGGCAGAAAAGATGCAAATTCTCCCGAAATAAAACGTATTATTACCATTGTTGAGAATTTTATTAGAACCAAGAAACTTATTTGTTATGGTGGCACGGCTATAAACAATATATTGCCAAAACAAGACCAGTTTTACAATAAAGATATTGAAATTCCTGACTATGATTTTTACAGTTCAAATGCTCTTAATGATGCTAAGGAACTAACAGATATTTATGTTAAGGAAGGCTTTATAGAAGTTGAAGCCAAATCGGGACAACATTATGGCACATTTAAAGTGTTTGTAAATTTTATTCCTGTAGCCGATATTACATTGTTACCCAAAGAACTATTTAATGCGATTAAAAAGGAAGCAATTAAGATTTCTGGAATATTATATGCGCCTGCAAATTTGCTGCGTATGGGAATGTATTTAGAACTATCGCGCCCCGCCGGTGATGTGTCGCGTTGGGAAAAAGTATTGAAACGCTTAACATTGTTGAACAAGCATTATCCATTGAATGCGAATGAATGTAATCATATAGATTTTCAGCGTAAAATGGGAAACGATGAAAATGTAGATAAAATATATGACACTGTTCAGCAGACATTAGTAGACCAAGGTGTCGTATTTTTCGGCGGATATGCATTGTCTATTTATGCCCAACATATGCCTGAAAATTTGCGCAGTAAATTACTAAAAATTCCAGATTTTGATGTATTATCAGAGGATCCAATGGTAACTGCACAAATTATTAAAGAGCGCCTAAATGATATGGATGTGAAAAATGTAAAAATTATTAAACGCCCGTCAATTGGCGAGATAATTGCACCACACTACGAAATCCGCGTCGGCAATGATACCGTCGTGTTTATTTACGACCCACTAGCGTGTCATAGTTACAACATCATTAAAGAGAAAGGTTACGATGTAAAGGTGGCGACAATTGACACCATGTTGAGTTTTTATTTGGCATTTTTATATGCAGACCGACCGTATTATGATAAGAATCGTATACTATGTATGTCCAAGTATTTATTTGAAGTCCAAGAGAAGAACAGATTGGCGCAAAAGGGTGTTCTACGTCGTTTTTCAATTAATTGTATGGGACATCAGGAAACGATTGAAGAGATGCGTGCTGAGAAGGCGGAGAAATTTAAAGAGTTGGCTAATAAAAAAGGCACTCCTGAATATGATGCGTGGTTTTTGCGCTATAGACCGAGTGATAACAAGGCAGAAAAGAAAGCAAAGGATTTAGATAAAGAGAAAGCAAATGGAGATAAAGATTTAGATAAGGATTTAGATAAGGCAAGTACAATAAGTAAACCAAAGACTAAATCCAAACGTAAGAAGAACAAGAAGACAAAGACGAAGAAGACAGGGTTTTTCTTTTAATTATATGTCTTACAATTATGTAAAATATTTATCATAATATATTACATAATGACAACAAGACAATCAATAAATAAAAGAAAGTCAATAAATAAGAGAAATAAAAGAAATCAAAGACAATCAATAAATAAAAGAAATCAAAGAAAGACAATAAATAAAAGAAAGACAATAAATAAAAGAAAGACGATAAATAAAAGAAAGACAAAAAAAATTAGA